TAGCATCACCAGGAGTCAACGCATATTGAGCAATCTCGTTTTTCTTAATAAAAGTACCTAAATCGTTCTTATAGGCGAATGTTTGAGTAGCCCAACCCTTTTGAGCGTAATTATTTGTCGCATCTGTTTTAGGTAAATAATCGTTTAGCTCTGTTTTTAATGCATATTTAGGGTCGCCTAGCATAGTAAGGTAATTTCTTATATCAACTTTTTTTAGATACAGATTATCTGCATCTTGTTTAGTTGCATACGGCGATAAATCTACATTAGCACCAGTGCCAGGAGGTCCTGGTGGCCCTTGTTCACCTCTAGGGCCTTTTAAATTCTCTAATTGCTCTTGTGTGAACATATCATAAGTAAAAGGCTTTCCGTCTTTACCAGGAGGGCCTTGAATACCCTGTAACCCTTGTTGTCCGTTTACTCCGTCAATACCATTTCGACCAGGTTCACCTTGTGGCCCTGGAGGGCCAGGAGGCCCCTGTGGCCCAGGGTCACCTTGTGGACCTTGCAATTTAACAATCTGAGTATTATCTTTGACTATAATTTTATCATCATCAGGATCCTTTATATGAATATTTTCATCGTTCATATCATTTCCCCCTATTGCTGATTCCTTCACATATTGTGATTTCACCTTTTATTAAACATTTGATAGGCTTATTACCACTCCACAAAAACAAATCCCAGTAATACTTACCCCTGTTTAATATATTTGTCTCCAAAGATAAAATGATTTTACATAACTCATCATCTTCTAATCCCTCTTTTGAAATAGATACATCAAACTTTGCATTGTAATCCTCATCCGTTGGATATCTCCTAACACATGCAAATAGGTTTTCACTTTCTACCATATTTGTATATCCAACATTTAAAGTAATTGTTTCTCCTTTAATTACATTAAAATTATGTAGGACTGGTAGTTTCATCTTCGTTCACCTCGTCCAAATCCATTAACTCGTTGTGAATACAGCCTTCGGTTGGACATGTGCCATCTGCGTTTAACGTTGCATAACAAAATTCACAAAATTTCATTACAGGAACTTCACTTTTAATTTCAAACGCTTCCATTATTTCACCGCCTTAATTTTTAATACCATTTCTTGATTTAACTTCTTGAACTGTTCTTGCAAGTCTGTAATATCGCCGTTAATCAATCGACGTCTTAATAACATTTGTTCCAACGTTTCGAAACGTTCGTTGTAATAATTTCTAATTTCGGCGATTTTTTCTACTTTTGTTGGTTCTTTAGCTTGCGGTTCAACGAACTTGCCGTCTACATAAAACTTTCCTTTCATGAATTCATCTAGCATGCTATCTCCATCTGCAGAGTAAATATAATCTGCTGCATCTGGCCACTCTTTCTTAGCCCGATCTAGTAATTCATCTTTTGATACTGTGTTATCCACAAAGGACGTAATTCGTTCGCCCATTTCATTTAAAATAAATATATATTGATTCATAGTAGTATCCTTTCGGAGGTTAAATTATGCGCCGTCACGCTATTATATTAAAACGTATGCAACGCAACACCATTACATTAAGGCAACTATTTAACGAGTGGTTGCCTATTCACTCACAATCTATTACTATTAGTGCCGTTAAGTCTTACCATATTGCTTTTAAACACATATCCAACATAGCGGATATGCCTATCACGGATATTCATTTCCAACACCTTCAAAATGTGATTAATTCCATGCACGTAAAAGGACTTTCCTACTCATCATGTAAGAAAGTCCGTTCATTACTTAATCAATTATTTAATTGCGCTATTATCCAAGATTATTCTGTCACTAATTACGCCTTACACTTAAATCTAGGACCCAATGTGCCAACGATTAAGAGAAGAGTATTCACTCGTCAACAAATCAACAAATTATGGGTAATAGATACATCTTATTCCCGCATGATTTTAATATTGCTCTACACCGGACTACGTATAGGCGAGTTACTCAACTTACGTAGGCAAGATATCAATAGACGATCATCATACCTTATCATACGGCATGCTAAAACAAAAGCTGGTGAAGGTCGTATTATCCCCATACATCACCGCATCATGCCCCTAATTGAACAGATATACTGTGGGGTTGACGATTGCCTATTTACTATCAGCTACACAACATTTCGTAAGCATTTCCAAGATATAATGAAGCAGCTTAATTGCAAGCATACTATCCACGATACCCGGCACACATTCACAAGTTTACTTGATTCTGTTGCATCTCCTAATGCCTTACGTTCCTTGTTAGGCCATAAACAAGGCGATATCACTACCAGGGTATACACGCATAAGACAATCCGTGAGCTACGTAAGACAATAGAATTGTTAAAGTAGCTCCCCAGTGGGGATTAACTTGGTTCTTAAATCAAAATACATATTGTGATGTAACATTGCCCATCCAATGTAATGTTTTAGTCGCATTGTGTGCCGACGACTCAGCAAGTATGACTACAAGGGGGGATGAGTTCTATGTGTCATGGAATAGTGGTTTCTCAAATAATAATAGAACATCTATACGCTTTTTAACTAACCGTGGCAATGCTGGCAACTTCACATGGCTGTGCGTGGGGAAGGCTTAATATCCAGTGGGTATTATTTAATGCCTATAATCAGCCTAAGCCTTGGACTGTGCGCTACCCGGTAGAGTTCAGCAACAAGACTATCGCCGTTTCTACCGCAAGATATAACGGTGATTATTCGTTTTCTGAAATCATTCTATCTACTTCTAGAAATCAGCTAACATATAAGGATAGTGACTACAGAGGGCAGCAAGGCGTTGGTGATCAGATTATGTTCATTATCATAGGTAACTAGATAATCCCTAAAGCGAACCAGTAATAAGAAGCAGCGTATCTATCACTTGCCGAAAATACGGCTTTAGTGGCGTTACTCTCCGACACGGAGTTAGCGAAATACCTAGGCGTGTCAGAACCTGACCAGTACGCATCAATAGCGTTCGCCATAAATAAAGTTGTGAATTTGATTGGGAACCTTACTTCACTTTTGGTCACGTTATCCTGCCCGCCTATTCCCCACTGGATATTAAGCCTTCCCCACGCACAGCCACGTGAAGTTACCAGCGTTACCTCTATTCGCTAAGAAGCGAATAGTCGTCCTATTTCCGCTTGTGGAATAACCACTATTCCAAGATACAAAGAATTCATCACCTCTAGTTGTCGTGCTTGCGGAGTCGTCGGTACATAATGCGACCAATACGTTACACGCAATAGGCAATGTTACATCACAATATGTATTTTGATTTAAGAACCAAGTTAACCCCCACTGGGGAGTTACTTTAATAATTCTATCGTTTTACGTAATTCACGAATGGTTTTGTGCGTATACACCCTGGTAGTGATATCGCCTTGTTTATGGCCTAGTAAGGAGCGTAATGCGTTAGGCGGTGCAACCGCATCAAGTAAACTGGCGAATGTGTGCCTGGTATCGTGGATAGTATGCTTACAGTTAAGCTGCTTCATAATATCCTGGAAATGCTTACGGAATGATGTGTAACTGATAGTGAATAGGTAATCGCTAGTATGTAGTTGCTCTATTATAGGCATGATGCGGTGATGAATGGGAATAATACGACCTTCACCGGCTTTTGTTTTAGCGCGTCTCACGATAAGGTACGATGATCGTCTATTGATATCTTGCCCGCGTAAATCAAGTAGCTCACCGATACGTAGTCCTGTGTAAAGCAGTATTAAAATCATGCGTGAATAAGATGTGCCTATTGCCCATAATTTGTTGATTTGTTGGCGAGTGAATATTCTTCTTTTAATCGTTGGAATATTAGGACCTAGATTTAGATGCCGGGAGTAATTAGTGATAGGGTAATCTTTAATGATTGCGTAATTAAATAATTGATTAAGTAACGTACGGACTTTCTTACAAGATGAGTAGGAAAGTCCTTTTACATGCATGGAATTAATCACATTTTGAAGGTGCTGAAAATGAATATCCGTGATAGGCATATCCGCTATGTTGGATATGTGTTTAAAAGCAATGCGATAAGACTTAACAGCGCTATCAGAAATAGACTGAGAGTGAATAGGCAGCCACTCGTTAAATAGTTGCCTTAATGTAATGGTATTGCGTTGTCTACGTTTTAGCATAACAGCGTAACGGCGCATAATTTCACCTCCGAAAGGATACTACTATGAATCAATATGTATTTATTTTAAATGAAAAAGGGGAACGAATTACATCCCTGTGTGATAACACGTTGAGTCGTGAGGATATTATGGCGCAAGCTGAACACGATTACCCAAATGCGCAATATGTGTATTCTGCAGATGGTGACGCAATGCTTGATGAATTTATGAGCGGTAAAGCGTATGTAGACGGAAAATTCGTTGCGCCTGATCCGTATGTTCCTACAAAGGAAGATAAAATTAACACTATTAAATCTGAGTACGAACCGCGATTTAAATCTTTAGAAGAAGCTCAACGCCGTTTGCTATTGATGGGCAAGCCTACTACGGCTATTAGCGCACAATATATTAAATTAAATGACGAAATGGTAACACGTATTAAGGAGGTGCGATAATATGCCTAAATTTATCGGAGAAAGTAAAGTACCGGTTATGGAATTCTGTGAGTACTGCTGGGAAGTACTTAACGAAGACGGTACTTGCCCAACTGAGGGCTGTGTTCATAACGAATTAATGGACGAGGAGCACAAAGATGAAACTACCGGTTCTACACAACCTTGATGCAATCAAAGGGGAAGTGATTTCTCTAAATATTGGGTATAACAATCTTGTTGAAGAGGCAAATCTCTTTGCTTGTGTTCGTAAGTGTCCATACGACGAAGAATATAAAGTGAAGTTTAGTATCGACGTCTCTACTGATGCTTTGAAAGATGATGAAGCTTGTAAAATCACTCTTTCTTTAGATACAAATACGCTCGAAGCTGGTAAATACCAATGGGATTTATTCTTATGGAACGGCGACCGTCCTATTAAATGCCTTGTTAAGGGTCAAGTTAATGTAATTGAAGGTATCAGTAATAGGGGGAAATGATATGAGCGAAGAAAACGTGTATTTGAAACCTTCTCCTGTTGATAGCATCCGCATCAAAGACAGTGTTGAAAATATTAAAGTCAAAGACAATATGCAGCTTGTTAAATTGCAAGGTCCTAAAGGCGACCCTGGTCCTAAAGGTGAACCTGGTAAAGACGGAAAGCCTTTTACTTATGATATGTTCACCGCTGAGCAATTAGCATCACTTAAAGGCCCTAAAGGTGATGTAGGATTACCAGGGCCGAAAGGTGAACCTGGAACTCCTGGGGAGCGTGGAGCAGACGGTGAAAGAGGACTACAAGGACCAAAAGGTGAACCTTTTAAGTTTAGTGATTTCACTCAAGACCAACTTAACGCATTAAAAGGCCCTAAAGGAGACCCAGGACCACGAGGCGAACCCGGTCGAAATGGGCTAAACGGCGAACAGGGTGTTCAAGGGCCGCCTGGTAAAGATGGAAAGCCATTTACTTATGACATGTTCACCGCTGCGCAATTAGCGGCATTAAAAGGCCCTAAAGGAGACCCAGGTCCTCCTGGTACTGGCGGTAGTGTAGATTTATCCGCTTATCCTACAAAAGAATATTGTGATACTACATTTGCTACTAAAACTAATTTAAGTGACTATGTAAAGACAGCGGCACTTAATAACTATTATGTATCTAAACTCTTTGCAGAAAATACATATGCGACTAAAGCTAGTCTAAGCGACTATATGAAGACAGCGGCAGCTAGTAACACTTTTGTATCTAGAATTTTTGCAGATAATAACTATGCTGCTAAGTCTACATTAAATAGCTACATGACGACAGCAGCGGCTAATAACGCCTTTGTATCTAGAGTTTTTGCAGATAATACGTATTCTAAGAAAACTGATCTTAATAGTTATATGACGACAGCGGCGATTAAGGATACTTTTGTATCTAGAGTCTATGCAGATAATAATTATGCTGCTAAGGCTAATTTAAGTGACTATGTAAAGAAATCTGAAATTAGTCGGTATACATCAAGTGTACAACTTACACCAGAACAGCTTGAAAAGTTAAAAGGCCCTAAAGGTGAACCTTTTAAATATTCTGACTTCACTCAAGAACAACTAGCAGCACTTAAAGGTCCAAAAGGAGACCCAGGACTGCAAGGACCTCCTGGCCCTCCTGGACCTCCAGGTTCTGGTGGTGGCACTGGTGGAGGAAATGTCGATTTATCGGCTTACGCTACTAAAAAAGAGTTAAATAACTATTTATCTAGAACAGACGCCAATAACCATTATGCTCAAAAGGGCTGGTCTGCTCAAACGTTTGCCTATAAAGGTGATTTAGGTGCTTTTGTTAGGAAATCAGAGATTGGTCAATACGCATTAACGCCTGGTGATGCTTCTAGTCGTTATGTCAACAAAATAGAGGGACAATCCTTTGCTAAGTATTCCGATTTAAATGGCTATGTAAAGAAATCTGAAATCAGTCAGTATACGCCAAGGGCCACAGCCGACAACGCTCATCAGCTATTGCTAAATGGTAACGTATGGTGCGAGAGTACCAGTATTGATGATGTACTTACTGCTTTAATTGGCAATATGGGTAAGCCGTTTCCTCGGACTGAATTTAAGCCGTTGACTATTCCAAGCGTAACCAAGGGGCAACAGGTTGTAGTAGTAACAGGTGAACCGCATTACAGTGTTAAGGTAGTCGGTAACGCTACACCTTTCACGCTCGACAGTACTGGGGCATGCACTATTACAATTCCACCTCTAGGCGAAGATGATATAAAACTCACTTATCACAATTTCACAGGTGCAAAAGTTGCAGAATACAAAATTTCTGGTGTTCAAACTGATGCGGTTGCTGATGAAGAATATACTGAAAATGGAATTGTATACAAACGCTATGGGGATATCTTGAAAATGAATATTTCAAGCAACACAGTTAGAGGTAATTTCAAAGATAACCCTAAGAATTGGAATGTTACGAAAAAGGTAATTTATGCCAATAGACCAGCAACGCTTAATTTAGGAGATAACTATAACTCATATGGCCCTTACTTTGTAGAAACTCCTGAAAACGTAATGTTTAAAGGGGATAATAACAATATGCGGCTAACAATAGCTACATCAACACAGGCATCCAAAACGCTGGCCTTTAATTTGAATACCATTGAATGGAGTGCGGCTAACAATAGCTACATCAACACAGGCATCCAAAACGCTGGCCTTTAATTTGAATACCATTGAATGGAGTGCGGCATGCAAGAATTAACTGATTTCATGAGCGAGGCTTGGCGGACATTGACGGATTCGTTTGTACTCAAAGCCTTGTTTGCATGTGTTCACCCTACTTAACTATCACATTTAGGGGGAGTGAATGGATATATTGAATGACATTTTAGTAATGCTGATTAGCGGTGTGTCACATGAGCATATTGTCAGTATGGGCGTTATCATCATATTAACAACTGTACTGCTATTCATTGACGCAGCGCAACGTATTACGACGGAGGTGCTTAGGTATAACAAGGATAATCACAGAAATAATACGCCTATAACATTACTTACAACGCTCGCATGGTATGGATGGGGTAAGGGTGGGTATGTTGACGCGACTACAGGCCTGAAACGTAGGTACCTGATGAGTGAACGCTTACGATCCGATTTGCTAACGAAGTTATGCGTCCAGTACCCCGCGTGGATGGTCTTATCGGTAGTATTTGAATCGCTACCGGATATTCCGATTCCGAATACTGAACTATTCCTGGACCATATCTTTTCATTCCTATTCATGTTAATTCCGTTCTTCTCAGAATGTTGGTCCATTATTGAGAACTTACGTGAAATGGTTGAAGATGACCTCGTCGACTTTGGAAAGGTATTTCATGGCGTACTCGAGATTATCAGAGCATGGAGGGGTAATGGATAAGTTAGCTATCATTAACCGCATCAAGCGGTCATATCAGTCCATCCGAATAGCTGGCATACGGCCAACTGGCGTATTAGCGACGAGGGCATTAGTCCTCGTCATGCTAGTACCTATGGTGTTAGTCGTTGCCCAGTATGTATTATCAACGATTAGAGGTTATGTGTCACCTGAAGCGAATCAGCTTATCGATAAGGGTATTCTTATCATTGACCACATATTCGTGCCGTCGGTACTTATGTCAATTGTAGGGCTTTGTGGCATGTTCATCGACAAAGACCATAACGGGATACCAGATAAGTTAGAGGAGCCTAATACGTTACCGGTGAACAGACCAGGTATTCAGCAATTATCGGATGATATTAACCATGACGAGAGGGGGAAATAAATGTTTAGACAAATTACAATGGACGAGTTACAGTCCTTAGCGCTAAAAGCATATGGCCAAATTGAAAAGGCATACTATCATTGGACCGGCGTAAAAGGTGGTAAGCACTTCACAGATTACCATATCAACATCGCCCGAGATGGCACGATGTTGACCGATATGGAGGCATTAACAGATTATAAAGAACACACATACATGCGCAACAGTAACGCCGTAGGTATAGCTATTGAAGCATGTTGGGATGCAGTAAGTGAAAATAATTTAGGAAGCGAACCACCAACCAAAGCACAGTTAACCACTATGACACAGATTATGGCAGTGCTCACTATTAACGCGGGTGTACCACTTGATATACAACATCAAATGACACACGCTGAAGCGGCCGATAATAAGGACGGCCTCGACCTCTATTATTTAGATCCGACTGGATACCCTAACAATACTTACGGCCCAGACTCCAACGTTGACCGATGGGACCTCTTAGTGTGCCATGCAGGCGACGAACGATGGAGCGGGGGCGACTGGTTACGCGGCACCGCTCGATGGTGGGGCGCACAGTGGGGTAGTAATATTTAGGAAGGAGTTACCATGTATGAAACTATCAAGACGAAAATTGTATCTGCGTTTACTCTTAAGCGCGTTATTTGTGGTATGCTTAGCGTTCTTCTCATCGGTTTCGCATGCAGCCTCATCGGAGGATACATCGACACAAGAGCCGACTATCAACGTACCCGTGAGCAGTTGGAACGAACTCGAAGGGCGCTTGATGAAAGCAGAAAGCTCAATCAACAACTCCGAGAAAGCATTGCAACAAGCCAACAGCTTAACCGCGACGCAGGGAACAGCATTAACAGAATTGAAGATTATCAACGAAGAACGGACGAAGGAATTGAACGCGCTCAAAGCAATCAACGAGAAACAGGGGCAAGAATTAACGAAAGTCTCCAATCTCTTGACGACGCAAGAAGCGAAATTGAACGAAGCCTCGACATCATTAGAAGAATTGATAGAACAAATCAAACGCAACAAACGAACAGAACAGCGCCTTAAAAGGCAACGTGATACATGGGCCGTGGTAAGCGGTGTATTTGGATTAGCAGGTGCAATTCGTCGATGACTGAGAGGTGATTCAATTATCTCCTGATCATGAGCAGGTGGACTCATGGATTGACTTCAAAAGATTATCGAAAGAATGACAAAAGATTAAAAGAGCCTACTAACTTAGAAAATATCTAGGTTGGTAGGCTCTTTTTTGTTTGTAAAAATCAAAATAAACACTTGACTTTGTACACGATAAAGGGTATAATATAATTGTAAGGAGGTGATGATAGTGGACATAATAGAAAAGCTAACAAGTTTAGCAAATGCGCTGACGCCACTGGTACTGGCACTAGCAATACTAAAACTTGTTAGCAAGGAGTAGTAAAAAGCAGGCGGGTGAAAGCCCCGCCACCTTCTCAACATCATTGTAAATCAACGAGGTGAATTATGCAATATATAGAATGGTTGATTAATATAGCAACTATTATTATTTTGATACTAGCTGTTAAACGTTTAGTTAGAAGGTGATGAAATTGAAATTTGAACTAGATGATATCATGACAACGCAAGAGGCTGCAGAACGTTGGAATGTTACTGCTGATGCATTGAAACAGAATTGTAGAGGGCGAGTAAAGAAAGGCTTTAAGGAAGGCGAATTTAAGAAGTCGGGGAAAATGTGGCTAGTTACACGTCAAGGAATGGAACGATTGTATGGTGAAGAGGTACTAATTTCTAGTGAAACAAAAGACGATACTAAGAACAAATAGCCCTTTAAATCTCTGCAAAATTTATAACGGTTGCTTAACCGTTGCTCAACCTAAAATTAAAGAAATGCAGTAATTATGCGGATAGTTAACTTTTTTGAATTATCTCCGCTGAGTAATCACAAATTAAACTGCCCCTCATTGAGGGGCTTTTTATTTTGCCTAAATTTGGTTAACTTAGTATAATAGGACTATTAAGATATATATTATTATAAGGGAGTACAGCTTGTTTTATATTATACTAATCCTTTGGTTACTCTTAGATCAATGGACTAAATATTACATTATGAATCATTTTATGTTAGGTGAGTCTTTAGTGGTTATACCCAATGTATTTCATTTAACATATATTATTAATCGCGGTGCAGCATTTGGCATGCTTGCTAATCAGCGATGGTTCTTTTTACTGGTAGCAGTTATTTTGCTGGGGGTTTGTGCGTATTATTGGAAGCGCTTATCAAAAGGTCCGTGGACGTTACAGATTGGATCTGCTTTATTAGTGTCTGGTGCTATTGGTAATGGCATAGATCGTTACATGCTTCACGGCGTTGTTGATTTTTTTGATTTCCGTATATGGCCTATTTTTAATGTTGCTGATATTGGTATCTGTGTAGGCGTAGCTTTAGTAGTCTACTATTTATTTACATTAAAAGATGATGATAAATAATTCA